GGGCAACCATCCTTAGAATATACTGTAAATGTCATAGGTTTTTTCAAGTAATAAAGATTGGGCCAAGTATCACGAATGATCTCGGCCAGTTTGTACGGGGTGTCGTCGTCAATCACTCTTTACCGATGCCCAGTCTTGATCGAAAATCTCAAGACCCTTATCGGTAAGGATGTGGTCATACATTTGGTCAAATACTTTAGGTGGCATGGTGCAGATTTCAGCACCATTATACCATGACCTAATAGCACGTTGGACACTACGAATAGATGCAGACAGAACCTGAGTCCTGACTCCATGGATGCGATACAGTTCAGAGATTGATCGCACAACCTCCAGACCTGCCACTGATTGGTCGTCTAAACGTCCTACAAAGGGAGAGACATATGTTGCCCCCGCCTTCGCTGCTAGGACCGCCTGAGCGGCACAGAAGATCAGTGTGACGTTGACCTTAATGTTCTGATCAGAAAGAGACTTGCAAACAGCAAGTCCTTCACGAGTGCAAGGAACCTTCACAGTGCATACATCACCAAACTTTTCGTAAAGACGTTTGCCTTCACGATACATTTCACCCTCATCACCAACAACTTCCATACTGATGTCCTTCACACCAATATCTTTAATCTCTTGATAGACATCCTCAGGATTTCTACCACTCTTCATGATCAAAGTGGGATTAGTAGTGACACCATCTACTAGGCCCGTTTTAAAATATTCATTAATAATTTCTGTGTCAGCAGTATCAAGAAAGATTTTCATGTAATTGTGCGTGTACTTCATTCAACGTGTACCGTTCCGATCATTCCAGCACCCTTGTGTGGAGCACACCAGTAGGTGTAGTCACCAGGATCATTAAAGACAACATCGAACTCCTCACCTGGCAGCATTGCCAGAGATTCGTGTCCCAGATCTGGACGATCTTCGACGATAACATTATGTGGAGGTAGCATGTTGTTCACAAAGTGAACTGATTCTCCTGCGGATATTGTAACCTCTGCTGGATCAAAAATCAAGTTTCCATTTGATCCCATTTGAACATCTACTGCCCATGCGGGAGCAGCAAGAAAAAGTGTAGCCAAGAACGCGAAGATAAACTTCATCTAAGTTTATGCAACTTTGTTATATAGACAAAAACCCCCCTGGTTGAGGGGGGTCTGAAAGGACAGTCAGGACATCCTGACCCACAACATCCTCTATTTGTCTTCATATAATTTCTCCAGTTTTTCTCTGGAAAAATCTACATACATCACTTCATCACCTGGCGCAGGTGCTTCTGGATGACGTGGTTTAGGTGGTTCGGACATCATCTTATTGATGTCACGAATGTTAGACCACATCAGAGCAAAAGCCCCACCAGCAATAAGAGAGAAACATACACCGTAGACAAATACAAGATAGTGGTTCACAGTGCGTTGCCTCTTGGAAGAACTTCTTCTGGGAAGACAAAGTTTTCATGTGGTTGGTCAACTGGTGCTAACCATGCACGAAGACCTTCATTCAAGAGAATGTTCTTGGTGTAGAAGGTTTCAAACTCTGGGTCTTCTGATGCTCTGATCTCTTGGGATACAAAGTCATAAGCACGAAGGTTGAGAGCAAGACCAATAATACCGATGGAACTTGTCC